GCCGCCGTCACCGCGCACGCCGCGCATGTACTGCGTCTTGGCGTAGGCCTTGAGCGAGATCAGCATCTTGTACGACGGAAGGTCCGTCGTCGCGACGTTGGTCGTCGAGGCAGCGCTCACGAGCGCGGCGGCGGTGGCGTCCCAACGCAGCCGACGCTTGTCGGTGGGCGAGGAGACATCCGCAGCAAACTCGAGGTTGATGAGGTCGGAACCGACCCGGGTCTTGCCATTCGGCGTGGTCGCGTACGTGATGCCCGCGAGGGTTTGGAACGCCATCTGGTCGAGCCGGTCGGAGATCCAGTAGGCCAGCGTGTCACGACCGTTTTCACGGAAGTTCACGACGGACTTCTGGTCAGCCATGCGGCCTTCGTGGCGGGTCGCGTGACGCAGCTGGTCGATGCGGATCACCTGGTCGTACGACTTACCAGGCTCTTCGTTACCTTCCAACGTGCGGTCGCCGGCGGTACCGTCGCCTTCGAGGTCAGCAAGCAGCGTGATGACAGCGCGCGCGCCCTTCTCCGACGCCTTCAGCTCAGTGATGTGCTGAATCATCGAATTGGAGCCCTTGCCCATGAACTTGTTGATGAACGACAAGTTCCGGGCGTTGCGCCACATGTCCATTGCCCAGACGGTTTTCTGCTCGTCTGTAAGCAGTGCAAAATTGGTGAAAGCCATGATCGCCTCTCTTCAGTTTGTCGAAGATGCTTCGTTTGACCTACCTATGACGCCGGCGGTCGGAGAGGCGGAGGCGGGACTGCGCGGCCCGGTGGCGGCCCCACTGTCGCGGGGGCATGCGGTAAACACATGATACGTTAAGCGAAATCGCCACGCAAGCGCTTCAGCGATTCGATGGGCAACTTGTCGAACTGGTCGTAGTCGATGTCGTTCATGTTGATCTTCGACATCCCGACCTTGTCCGAGTCGATCCCGGCCTTGGACAGATCCGGCGCGCCCGCCTTCTGGGCTGCCAGGGTCTTGGTCACCGCGGCCGCCTTGCGCTCGTCGGCCTTGGTGATGGCCGGGGTCAGGTCGACCACGCCCGCAGACGACTTCGGCTCCAGGCCGAACTTCGCCACGGTCAGCTCGACCGCCTCCCGCAGGGCCTCGGCAGGGGATGACCCCGTCGCCTCGAACCGCCCCTGCAGCTTGGCGACGTAGTCGACCGTCTCCTGCTGGTAGACGTCCGTCTGGGCGTCGTCGAACATCGGGTACTCCGACTTGTACAGCTCAACCAGCTCGCCCAGGGCGTCGACGTTCTTCGACTCCGCGGCGTGCGCGCCCGAGAGGGTCGTCGCCTCGATCAGCGCCAGGGCGCGGTTCGTCCTGTTGATCTCCTGCATGACGGCCTTGGCTTTGACCAGGTCGCCGTCGGCCACCAGAGCGCCGTACTCCTCGGTGCGCTCGTCCAGGATCTTCTCCAGGGCGGCGGTGTCGGCCTGGCCTTCCGCCGGCGCGAGCCGCGCGGTCAGTTGGGCGATCTGCCCTTCCAGGTCCTTGACCTTGGCCCGAGCCCGGTTGTTCACCTCGTCGAAACGGGCCTTGGGGATGAACTTCCCCTCCTTGTCTCGGGGCTTCTCCCCCTCGGCGACCTGTTCCGTAACCTCGGTAGTTACAGCGGCTTCCCCAGCTTTTGTATCAGCGGCGGGGGGCTCCTTGCCGATCAGCTTCACTTCGTCCGCGGTAAGTTCGACCGTGACCGGGGCCGGAGCCTCGATCGTATCCCCGCGATCCGCCTTGGGATCCGCCGGCGGCAGATCGGGCGTAGTGACGACGGGGGCTGCGGCGACCGCAGCGGCGACTTCCTTGGTGAGATCAATGGGCATCATGTTCCTCTGTGGTTGGGGTTACTTCTTCGCCTTGGCGGCCGGCTTGGGCCTGGGTTTGGCCTTCTCGAGCGCCATCGCGTTCTTGTGCTGCACCTGCGTCTGCTTCTCGGCGTGCTTCGCTGCGGTTGCGGTCTGTTTCTCGGAGTTCTTCGCAGCGACTCCCGCGGCGTGGTCTTGCAGGGACGCGTCCACACCCTTCTGGATAACATCGTGTTCTGCTTGCTTATCAGCCATGCTGTTATCGTGCGCTTGGGTAACAGCCGTCTGCTGCGCGTCATGCTCTTGGGTAACAGCCGTCTGCCGGACCTCGTGCGCCTGCTTGTCGGACTGCATGGCGGCCTCGTGCGCCTGCTTGGACGCCTGCTGGCTCGCGGCCGCATGCGCCTTCACGACCTCGCTCAGCATCTTCCCGCCTTCGCCCGGCTGCGCCGGCGCCGCGGTGCGGACCTCGGCGATCTTCAGTTGGGCCGATGCGGTCTTGTCGAGTGCCCCGGCCTTGGCCAGGTCGGCGTCGGCGGACATCTTGGCGACCTCGGCGGTGGCGCCGGCCTGCTGCAGCGCCTTCTGCTGCTGGGCCTCCGGGCTCTGCGCGTTGGCGTTCATGCGCCGGATCAGCTCGCGCTTGTTGCGCAGCAGGCTCGACGCGATGATGACATCGTCTGGGATCGCGATGCCGAGCTCCTGGCGCATGGCCACGGCCTGCTCGAACTCGCTCTCGTCCAGGGTGTCGCGCGCGGGCATGGACGTGATCATCACGTCGTACTTGCCCAGCGACAGGTCGTTCATGATCTCGCCCGTGGCCTCATGGTACTGGTTGAGCTCGAGGAACTTGGTGCCCTCCTCTTCCTGCCCGTTCTCGGTCACCGGATTGTCGAACGTGATGCGGTAGATGCGCGGCTCAGTGTAGTACTCCTGGAAGATATCCAGGATGTTGCGCGCGAGGATCTTGCGGGTCATGGCCAGGTTGTCCATCACCTTCATCTGGTTGACCGACCCCCGCTGCCGCTTCGCCTTGATCGCCTTCGCCGCCACGTCCTCGCGGTCCTGGCCGAGGGCGTTGTCGTCGATGTTGCTGATCGTCTTGATGTGCTCTTCGGCCTTGTACGTGATCCGCTCGATCCCGGTGGGGATCTGGTTCGGCTGGATCTTCTCCAAGTTCTTAACATCATCCAGCTCGATGACCACGCCCGTCATGGCGCCGCGCTGCTCCAGCTCCTCGGTCGTCATGTTCTTGAGGGAGTTCTGCTTCACCACATAACCGCTGTTCGCGGTCGTGTTGACGATGTGCAGCTCCTGCGAGCTCGTCTTGTTCAACAGCTCCTGCGGGTCGATCAGGTTCTCCACGAGGCCCATGGTGCGGCCGCGCCGGAAGTACGGGAAGAACGGCACGATCGTGTAGTGCTTGTACGGAGACCAGTCGTCGTGCAACTTGCACGGGCCGGCGGTGACCGTCCAGCGGATGCGCTCCGCTTGGCGCGTGATGACGCCCAGGCCGTAGGTCTCGGCCACGAACTGGATGCGGTCGTCCTTCCAGTCGTGCGGGATCGCGCGCTGGTCGCCCGTGCGCGTGTCCACGAAGAACTTCTGTTTGGTCAGCTTCTTGTACTGCCGCTCGATGACGCGGATGTTGCGAATTATGTCACGAGCCACGTTGGTGTAGTTGGGGAACTGACCCTGGCTCCCGAACTTGTCCTGCATGCGCTGCATGCTATCCACATCTGCCGTGAACGGGTTCGTGTTGTTCGAGCGGAGGTAGTCCGCGTCGTCCTGGTTGTAGAAGACGGCGATGTCTTGGGGGGATAGCCACTTGGTATGGATCACCTCCTTCCACTGGTCGGGGTCATACTGGTCCGCATCAGGGTCGATCAGCACGTTGCGCGGGTTTGGCACCGTGATCTCGATCTCGCCCTGCGTGTTGTCCTTGAAGCCCAGCCTTACGTCGTAGAACCCTCGCGAGGTGATCGCGCCGTCTGCGAACACCTCGGACTCCTTCCACAGCAGGTCGTTCTGCACCTGCATCTGCTTGTACAGCAGCTCGATCTCATGTGACAGGTCCTCGCCCTCGGAGTGCAGCGGCTTGAACGTGGTGTCCGCGCGCGTGGAGATCTGGTCGCCCATGACGTTCGACATGGTCGCGAGGATCTTGTTGATGGTCAGTGCGGGGCGCCGCTCGGCGTCCAGGCGCGCGCGGATCAAGGGATCCCACTGCTTGCCCAGGAAAAAATCGTCGCACTTGTTTGCTTTGAGGATGTAGTCGAGGTGCCCGTTGTCGCGCACGTAGACGTACCGCATCCAGTTGTCGTTTGCGAGTTCGATGTCAATGGACATGCGGATCCCCTATGCGTTCGACGGTGAAGTCATATGATTCCCGGTCGCCGCCGAACAGGTCAGCGATGATAAAGTCGTTGCCAAACCAGATCGAATTGATCAGGCGGTTCGGCTGGTCCTTCTCGACCAGCGCGACGGCCGCGTGGACACAACGCGTCAGCACCCGGTCAGCATTCTGAATGTCGATCTGAAACGACATTATGCCGCCATGTGGTTGATAGAGCGATTGTTATTCATAAGCAACGCAACTTTATCACGCCAGGACTCTTTGCGCTCGGCTTTGGGTACCGGGGGTGGCGCGCGCTCGGACGCCATGAAGGCGCACCAGGCGAACGCGTCGACCATGTCGTCGTGCACGCCGCCGGCCAGGAAGCGCAGGAACTCCCGGTTCAGGGCGGGGTACCAAGGCGCGTTGGTCGGCCAGTACATCCGGCTGCGCTGCATCAGGACCTGGAGCGGAGTGGCGCGCACGCCCTTGTCCTTGCCCAGGTTCTTCAGGATGATCAGGTTCGGTGCGAGCTTGCGCTCCTGCGCGCGCTTGGCGAAGGTGGCGCTCATCGTCTTCCAGATCATGCCGTCTTCCACCCCCAGGTAGTCGGGCTTCCACTTCTCGAAGTTGTCCAGCATCTTCTCCACGATCGTGTCGCCGTCCGTCCACTTCCCCCGGACGCAGTCGCGGGCCTCGAAGTTGTCATCCGAGTCCTGCTCGATGGTCCCCCCGACCGTCCAGTCGCCGCGAGTAAGGTCGGTGATCGCGAAGTCCCAGGCCTGGTAGATGTAGCCGCGCGGCCGCTGCCGGTTGCCGGGAAGGGCCACGATCGGGAGGAACTGCTCCTTTGTGAAGTACAACCCGTCATCGGGCGTCGGATTCTGCTGATAAAGAGCCGTCCAGTGCCTTTTCGTAAGCGTTTTCTCGATTCTGCGCAGCATCGGCAGGGTGTAGCGATCGGCGTGGAGCGGCTCCCCAGCACTCCGTACCAGGTACGCCGTACTAGGTACGTCGCCTTCGGACTCCCGGTACAGCTTGTAATCGTCGTCCAGGTACTCGTTTTCCTCGGCGATGGCCGGGAATTTGATGACTTCGAACTGGTCGAAGTCGGGATCCTCGGCCATGGCGGTCTGGATCCGGCCGGCGCCGTCGTCCTCGTTCCACCAGGTCTGGGTCCAGAGCACCCCGCCGCCCGGCGACAGCCGGGTGTAGGCCGTGGAGCCGTACCAGTCCCACAGGGAGTCGCGCACGGGCAGGCTGTCGGCCTCCTCGGCGTTCTTGATCGGGTCGTCGATGTTCAGGATGTGCGCGCCGCGGCCCGTGATACCGCCGCCGACGCCGGCCGCGATGAACCCGCCGTTCTCGGACGTCATCCACTGCTCGTTCGACTGGCTCTCGTCGTGCAGCCGGGTGAGCGGGAACAGCCGCTGGTAGTCCGGATCGCGGAGCAAGTCCTTGACTTTACGGGAGAAACTGGTCGGCAAGCTCACGTTGTAGCTGGCCGAGATGAACTCGTGGTGCGGCCACAGCCCCAGGTGCCACGCTGGGAACATCTCGCTCACCAGGGTCGACTTCCCGTGCCGCGGCGGGAGCAGGAACATCAGCCGGGGGCTCTGCTCGGCCGCCACCGCGGCGGAAAACTGCTCCAGCCGGTGGCAGATGACCTTGTGGACCCACCCGGCCTGGTAGCGCGCGCGGAATTTCTGCACGAACGGCAGCATGCGCCGGCGCATGAGCACGCGCTCGGCCATCAAGGCGCGCGCGCGGCGCGCCTGGCCGTGATTCTTCCCCTCGAAGCCGGCTAGCGCCTCTTCAAGCGGCTTTTTCGTCTGGATAGGGGGTGTCGGGGGCATCAACGAACTCGTTTGGAGCTTCCAGGAGGGCCAAATCCTCCTCAGGAAGGTCGTCGTCGTCGTCAAGACGTGTCGATTCTCCGTCCATTATGAGCTTCGAGAGCTCGTCGTCGGTCATTTGCTCGATTTCAGCGACACGAATGGCCCCGTTGACGGAAATGTTGATCTGTTTCGTCTCCGGAGCGAAATAGCCACAGATTCTGGCTATTTCCCGCCATCCGGCGACCATTGAGGAGGCCTCGGCCTGCAGCCGGGCCACGTCGATCGCCTCCACCAGGCCGTCGATGACCTTTTTCCGGCTCATCATCGACGCGTGCTCGTATTTCGTCCGCTCCTTCTCGAGCGCGACCAGGACGCGCGGGTTCCGCATCAGCTGGTAGCCCTCGACGGAGGCGAACTTGTAGCCCGCGTGGCGGGCCGCGGCGGTCTGCGACAGGCCTTGGCCGACGGCCACGACGAAGCGCTTCTGCTGGTCAGTGAGGGCTTGGTTCGGATTGGCACCCATAGGCGACTGATTATACTCAGATTCGTATGAGTGTACAGCGAGGCCTATGTTCCACGTGGAACCAAAGGGTAAAATGGGTGTCCAATTGAACACCACCAACGGAGGTCACGTGCGCGACGGATACGACAAGATGCCCAGGAAAGTCTGGGTAGGGCAACACGAGTTCAAGGTCGTCGTAGTACCCCGCGCCGACGCGGCGCTCGCCCCCGACAACCCGGAGACGGAGGGGCAGGCGGACGGCGCCTGCGAGTTCGAGCCGACAGTGATCTCGATCGCCGATGACATGAACCAGTCGCGGCTGCTCGAGACCGTCATGCACGAGCTCACGCACGCGGTGAACCACGCCGCGTCGATCGAAGACGGGGCCAGCGAGGAAAGCATCGCCGAC